TTATCGTAGGAATATCCTTGAGTATGGATGCGCTTTTATTTCGTGTGACGAATGCCCTTATTCAGACGATAAAGGAATTTGTCATATGAGTTATATAATGCACGAATTAAAGCGGCGCAACATATCCCCGACGGCTATTTGACCGTCGGGCATCGGGCAACACCCAAAAATTTCAAACAACAAAGGAGAAAACAAAAATGAAACGCATGATTACACGCACAATCGACCTGCACACTTACACCGTCCGCACCCTGAACGTGGAAACCGCAGAAGTCCGAGATATCGACTACACCATCGGCACGCACTACGCTGACACCAAAGTCCTTGCAGAACTTCGCGCACAGCACGAAACCGACACACTCAAGCTTGTTGCTATTGTCAACCACACCACGGAAACCCGTCTGTACGGCATGGACGAGCAGACTTTTATCAATCTCGCAACCATCCTCCCGCCGCGCACCAAGGGGGCAGAGTAATGAAGTGGAGCACACTTTTCTGGTGGCTACTAGCCTTACTCGCTCTTGCAATCTGCATTCTGGTAGCAATTTACCTTGCGCCGGTAAATCTTTCGCCGGAAATGCGCTGGTTGTTAAACCCCGCTAACCCAGCTTCACCGCTCTTTAATCATTAAAGAGCGGCATTGGGCAACACCCAAAATTAAATAACAAAGGAGAAAACAAAATGAAAGAGTTAGATTTTAATCTGGAAAACGCCGTCAAGGTAGTAAAGGCTATGGGGGAGCGGCCTTGTGGAAGAGTATGCACTGGATGTATTTCGCGCTAAAATCACTGGTAAACAGCCTGACAGACTGATTGAAGGCATGGGAAAGGTAGCGAGCCTACTTGTCAACATTCTAACCAAAGAAACAGAGTTTCGTGACGCAGTCGATTTTCTATCAAAACAAGGCGTAACCATCGAATGATGGTTACGCATCGGGCACCATGCCAAATACAACAAAAGGAGAAACAAACAACATGATAGACGTAACACGCTTTACCGAACCTGAACTGCTCAAACTCAAAGAACTCACCGACAATTCGCGTTCTGCCCTCCATCGCCTTTGTTCATCCCGGAAAGTCTGCGCTGGCTGTCAGTGGCGTAATCTCTGTACCTACTATCGTGACCTATGGCTTATCGCGCACAAGGAACTGAAAAGGAGGGGTGAATAATGCGTTATCTGGTAGACGAAATGCCACACGAACCCATCGACTGCCCGTTTTGCGAACCAAAGCTATACAAAAACGAATATATCTGTGCCAAAACAGGCGGTCTATGTGGTCGCTTTACAGAGTGCCCGTTCCCGGTCGAAACACCGTATTCCTGTGACGGGCTTGTATCCGTACCTGGCCTAATCACATGCCCAGAACTACGCGAAGCATTAGCCGAAGCAGTAAGGCGGTCTTAGTTATGCAAGGAGGGCCTATAGTGAAGCAGAAAGTAGTCACTAAAGTGCAATGTTATCGTTGCGGCCAGTGGCATCGTTTAGCCAAATTGCGGATTTTTCATTTAGGCCTTGACGATGCAGAATTTTGGCAATGTGGCGGATGCCTTGCTTCGAATAGTCTTGCCGAAAGTAAGCGCTGGACTTATGTAAAATATTACCCGGAAAGACACACATAAAATTTGCACATTGTTAAAATTTTCACACTCGGTTACAATTTCCCAAATTCCCAAATTCCCTATTGACACCAGCCCCAATCTATGATACAATATCATTGCCGAAAGGTTAGTGTGTCATCTCATTTCCCCTCATTTGCCGGGTTTAACCGCCCGGCACACCGGGAAGGCCGTCCCTCGCATGGGCGCAACTCCCATGTTCCCGAAAATTCATCAAACCAACACAACGAAAGGAGAACAAACAAATGGCTAAGACCCCCATGATTACTCGCACCATTCAGACCACGGAGGTAAACGTTCTGTGCATGGACATTAAGCAGGGCGAACCCTTCAACACCACTGTGACCCTGCCCCGTACCTACAAGGACAACGCCGCTATGCTCAAGGCTGCGGCTGCCGTCATCGACAATGATGATACCAAGGCCGTCCATATCGTAGCGTACGAGGTCAAGGAAACCTTGTACGGCATGAAGGAAACCGACTTCATTGCCAACGCGGACATTCTGCCCGCCCGCACCGCCAAGGAGAATGAGTAAGGCTTGTCGCGAATGCCCTATCAGAGAAATCTGTATACAGGCTTTACTCAATAAGCGTTGCCCCATCAAATCATTTAACAAGAAAAGCAACAAAAAGGAGAACAGAAAATGAGCAAGACTATCACCATCACTGTATTTTCCAAGCAGCGCACCGCCAATGACGGTAAGAAGTTCAAGACCTATTTCACCACCATGCCCGGCGACGAGAAGGCAATTAAGGTCAAGTTCCGCGAAGCTTGCGGCGCCCCTGAGTGCCCCGCCAACATTGACCTCATGCAGGGTCAGTGCAACATCTCCAAAGAGACTTACACCGATGTCGTTACTGGTGAGGTCAAAGCTGTTCCTGTTCTGTGGGTGTCTGATTACACCCCGAGCAAGGACGTTTACCGCGATACCAGCATGGACAAGTATTTTTAATCCATTCAGACCAACAGAAAAGGGAGCCTAAGTGATTAGGCTCCCTTTCTTATCAAGAAGGAGGATGACGAGATGGCAAAACGTAACGAAGCTGAGAAGTTACGCCGACAAATCAAGGCACTTCAAAAGCGAGGTTATATGTTCCCGAAAGGTTACGCACCTAAACCCGGCGCAAACTTATATGAAGCTGCATTCTATATCGACCAGTCCAGCACAACGCCACACGCAATTACCGGCGTGGAGCGCCGTGCCCAAGAGCGCAGCATAGCGGCACGAAAAGCAGCAGAAACCAGGCGCAGGAGAGCACTAATTACAGAACCAGAAACAACTCAGGGCTTGCCAACTGATTTAGGCAAAGTTATCACAGAAATTCAGCGAAAAATAGACGAATGGCAACCGCTCACCGAGTGGGTAAATCCCAACACCAAAGGCGAGACATACGAGAACAGCGCATTTACAAAACTAAAGACAAGAGATAAGAACAAACTGAAAGCAATGCTTGAAATGGCTATTGCGCAGGAAGGAGTACAAAACGTAGCTGCACGTCTTGAAGCAAACGCAGAGATGGCAAATATGTTAGCTACTCAAATCCTGTACGGTGGCTCTGGTGACAGAACAGACTTTAACTATATGCAAGGTGAACTTGCTGGCTTTGCTCAGATAATATTAGGTCGTAACCTCTCCACGCATGAGAGCATAGACCTTGAGCAGCAAATCGAAAGCTTCATGCCAGCCTAATCACCATGAAGAAACGCACCAACCGAGTATTTGTAGGGGACTTTGAAACAACGGTATACAAAGGACAAGTGAATACTGAGGTTTGGGCGTCTGCTTGTGTAGAAATAGGCACCGAAGATGTGCAAATCTTTCACAGTATCCACGAGCAATTTGAATACTTTGTCTCCCTTGATTGTAACATTCTATGCTATTATCATAACCTAAAATTTGATGGCTCTTTCTGGCTTTCATACCTATTACTTGACCGCAAATTTACTCAGTCAACAGAGAAGCTTGCAGACGATACAGTTAAAATGCACCAAGCAAAAGATATGCGAAACGGAGAGATAGCCTATGCAATATCAGCCATGGGGCAATGGTATCGTATCCTTATCAAAACGCATGACCACATCATAGAAATAAGAGACAGCCTTAAACTTCTCCCCTTTAGCGTAAAGCGAATAGGTGAAAGCTTCGGCACAAAGCATAAGAAACTTGACATGGAGTACACCGGCTTGCGTTACGCCGGTTGCCCCATCACACCAGAAGAACAGCAGTACATAGCAAATGACGTTCTTGTAGTAAAAGAAGCACTTGAAATTATGTTTGCAGAGGGGCACGACAAGCTGACCATAGGCAGTTGCTGCCTTTCAGAGTACAAGAAATCCGTAGGCACAAAAACATACAAGGGAATGTTTCCCAACCTATACGAAATACCAATAGACAAAGACCTATACGGCTCTCCAACAGCAGGAGACTACATCAAGCATTCCTATCATGGAGGTTGGTGCTACCTTGTGAAAGGTAAAGAGAAGCAAATAAAACACAATGGCACCACAGCAGATGTAAACAGCCTATACCCATCAATGATGTCCAGCGAAAGCGGAAACTGGTATCCGTTCAAAGAGCCAACGTTTTGGAAGGGAGATTATATCCCACTTGAAGCGATGGAAATAGGTAAGTATTACTTTGTTCGCTTCACTACGCGCTTTTATATCAGACCAAACAAATTACCTTTCATACAAATCAAAAACACTTTCAGATATCGAGCAACTGAAATGCTTGAAACGAGTGACGTCCTCAACGAAGAAACCGGAGAATACTGCAAGGAAATAATCAATCTCAATCACGAAGTCGTACCGACAACAGTAACTCTCACAATGACTATGACAGACTTCAAACTATTCAAAGAGCACTATGAGTTGGTAGACTTTGAAATTCTGGATGGCTGTTACTTCAATGCAGCGTTCGGAATATTTGACGAGTACATCAACAAGTACAAGGAAATTAAATTACGTTCCAAAGGAGCACAACGAGAACTGGCAAAGCTGTTTCTCAACAACCTATATGGCAAAATGGCGTCATCCACGTCATCCAGTTTCAAGGTAGCATACGATAAAGGCAACGGTGTTTTGGGTTTCTACACGCAGCCAGAAAACGACAAGTTGCCCGGCTTCATAGCTGTTGGTTCTGCAATTACTTCATACGCCCGTAACTTTACTATTCGCGCAGCACAAGCCAATTACTACGGGCCAGACAAACCCGGTTTCATTTACGCTGATACTGACAGCATACACTGTGACCTTCCGCCAGAAGAAATAAAAGGAATAACAGTACATCCCAAAAATTTCTGTTGCTGGAAACTGGAAAGCTGTTGGGACACAGGATGGTTTGTCCGTCAGAAGACATACATTGAACACGTCACTCACGAAGACTGCGAACTAATAGACAACCCATATTACAATATACGCTGTGCTGGTATGCCTGAAAGCTGTAAGAAACTATTTCTTAAATCTATTGAGGGATGGAGTGACGAGGAAAAAGAAACGATGACAGACCCAGAAAAGCAATTCTTATATGAGGACAAAGAGTACACTAAACCAATCAGGCGAACAATCGAAGACTTTAACATAGGTCTTAGTGTTCCCGGAAAATTACTGCCAAAGCGCATACCCGGCGGCGTGCTGCTGGTAGATACAGATTATAAAATGAGGTGATGGAATGAATGAGAACGATAAACGAGAACTATTACAACAGCTTGAAAGGTGTAAAGATACACTTGATGTAGTCACGACATTTGGTGACAATCGATTTTGCGGCTTCAACTGTATGCTTGATTGCCAATCGTGTTACAAAGGAGCAATTTCAACGATTGACATGATAATAAGTATGGTAAAGGAGAAAATGTGATGGATATGGTTAATACGCCTTGCGATATGTGCAAAGGCTGCATAACTCCTAAAATGATGGAAAAGCTTGACCCTTACGAAAGTGAGCATTATTTTTCTTGCTCTGATTGCGCTTGTTATCATTGTAAAGATTTGCATAATTGTACTGGTCAATGCTATTTTGGAAAGGAGAAAATGTAATGGACGCTATTGAATTCCTTAAAGAACGAAACAGAATGTGTAAAACCAATGTTTCCTGCTATGATTGCCCAGCGCATGATTTAGGCCGTAGTAACAGTTGTAAGTTTGCAATGGAAAATTGGACATTTCCTGAACAACAAATCAATTTAGTTAAAGAATGGTCTTCTGCACGCCCGCGCAAAACACGGCAGAGCGTGTTTATGGAGCAGTGGCCTGATGTATACCTTGACGGGAACAGAGTTATATCGGTGTCCCCCTGTACGGTGAGCAAAGAGTATCGAGACATGGATTGTGACCTAAGGGACTGCGCTGAGTGCCGTAAAGAGTTCTGGCTAGAGGAGGTAGAGTGATGGTCAACTACACAAGAAGCAATGCAACAGGCCGCCCATTCAACGGTTACACTTGCCCTTCCTGCTGCAACCAAACCTTTGAACTTATCTCATACCCATCTCGCTACGCTTTCGGGCCTGATTGCTGCGGTGTCCTCATTTGCGCTAACTGCGGTCGTTACGTCAAAATGATGTCCGACAGTGAGTGCCAGCAATTCAACCACACATGAGAAATCCAGCCTTAACGAGGGAACAGATGTGCCGTGCCCGTAAGACAAAAACCTGCCCATACTCAACCTCATGCTTCGAGTGCCCAATGCCGGACTGTTCCATAACTTCACAACTATCTCAAGTAGTAAACCAAACACCACTTGAACAGGAGGAACGTGCCAACCATTCATACCGTGGCAAAATGAAAGACCGAGAGGGAAACCTATCGGTCTTTCTCTATCTGTAACTGTTGATGCTACAAAGCGGTAAGCTGTCCGACTGCACAACCGGCGGTCTATTCCACCCGTGCTTCCCGGTGTACACAATGTAGCTGACAACAGCAGATAGCGTCAATAAGATAACGCTTTCAGGATTGCTTCCTTGCACTTCAAGTCCTTAAACCTAAAGCAACCCTTTTCAAAATAGTATCTCATGCTGTCAAGAAACCAGCTATTCCTTTTCAGCATAACATAGTTGATATCGTGGTCTTCCGTGGTAACTGTAATTCTACTAGGGAATGAACTATCCGGCCTATCATCACAGTAAATCACGCCAGCGTCCGCATACTGTCTCACAGCATAGTCAGTATTCTTATACCTAATAGTAGCGAGATACTCACCAGCACCTTTAGGTTTTTCAATGAACGCTTTGTTATCATTCAAGTACACGCACTCGCTCGAATAAGCCATATACTCATTCTTAGCAAACGCCTGATTGAAGCCACTTTCCTTCTGTGCTCTGCTTGCGCTATCCACATAGCCCTGTTCCATTACAAAGCCAACGCCACGCAGGAACTTAGTATCATCTCTTAACCTTGAGGAAATACCCATCTCCGTATAGTAAGGATTGATGATGCTCACCGGGTTACTAAGCATGAAGACAGGAACATATCTCGTCTGTTCGCCCTGACCTCTGGCAATACTTGTATGCACAGATAAGAACTTTCTTATTTCATCAGGGCAGTAGTGATTAGTTTCACTCTGAAACTCGTCAAACAGTATCCGCTTTACGTCACTGAATATATGACTATACTTCTTTATCTGGTCGGCACTATTCAGCGCAAGTGCATACCCACACCCTTCGCCGTCCAGATACAGTTCATGGAAAATTCCTCCGGCCTTAGACTTACTTGTCATTTCCATATCAGGAAAGAACAACGTTCTAATATCCTTAAAGAATTTCTCAGCGCAATCATCCATTTCATACTTATACCGATACAACAGCGCAAACTTCTCGTGCTTATCCTTCCACCTGTTCACGCAAAGTCTACCAAAGTATGTGGTTTTACCACCCGTTCTGTTAGTCGTACAAATGTAAATTTCTGGCTTGTTTCCATTGATGTCCATTAGGGACAGCAGCTTAGTTCCATCGTAATATTGAGGTTTCATAAAATTCCCTCCCACTAAATTTTACCATACCCCTTGACAAATGTCAATAGATATGTTATATTTATTATAGAAAATTTCGGAAAGGAGATTGTTATGGACGCTAACACTATCACCACCCTCATTACCTCTGTTGGGTTTCCTATCGTTGTCTGTTTGATTTGCTTTTGGTACATCAACAAGATGCAGGAAACGCACAAAGAGGAAACGCATGAGCTGTCCGAAGCTTTGAACAACAACACTATCGTCATGCAGAAGCTTGTGGATAAACTGGATAAGGGGGAACTGTAAAATGAAAATCATCGAACCCCAGTATGTTTGGAATGGTGAACTTACCAAACGAACACAGCCCATCTATCGCATCATCCTGCACCACGCAGCGGCTTCCCATTGTTCCGCTGTTCAGGTGCATAGCTGGCACAAAGCCCGTGGCTGGGTAGGCATTGGCTATCACTTCTTCATCACCAAGGATGGTGACATTTACCGTGGCCGACCTATCGACTGCATAGGTGCTCATGCCGGTGGTTACAACTACGACAGTATTGGTATTTGTTTCGAAGGTAACTTCGAAAATGAAGTGATGCAGAACGCGCAGGAAGCAGCTGGCCGCGCACTGGTAAAGAGCTTGACCTCTCAGTACAAAACAATCAAGGTTGTCCAGAAACATTGTGACGTAAACGCAACGGCTTGTCCGGGAAAGAATTTCCCGTTCGACTATATTGCACATGGCATTGAGCCGGATAGTGACCCGAAGGAGGAAACTGTGTACGGTATCGAAGTCGCAGAGATTGCACGAGGGGCAACAGGCCCGGATGTACTGATTTTGCAGAAAATGCTAATCGGCAACGGGTTCTCTTGTGGTCGCACCAAAGCTGACGGTCAGTTCGGTCGCAACACGGAACAGGCAGTTAAAGACTTCCAGAAGTCCCGCAGCATCTTAGTTGATGGCATTGCTGGCAAGCAAACGTGGTACAAACTATTCTTGAAGGAGGACACTCATGGCAGTTAAGAAAATCGATGAAATCATGGCGGCTGTGCGTGCCCGCATTGGAGAGGATAATTCTGATGAAGCCCTTTCCTTCGTGGAAGATATCCACGACACCCTGAACTCTCTGTCTTCTCCTGACAACGAAAATTGGAAGGAGAAGTACGAGCAGAACGACGCAGAGTGGCGGGCAAGGTACAAGGAAAGATTTTTCAATCCTGATAAGCCCGCTGACCCTGACCCCGAGCCGCAGCCTGAACCGGCTGAAAAGCTCACATTTGACAAACTTTTTGAACAAGGAGGAAACTAACAATGGCAAAACGTATCGCAGTTTCTACGCTGAACGCCAGCACGATTGAGATTCTGAATACCATTCGTGCCAACGCAAGCGCAGAGTATCAGGACAGTGTTCCTGCTGTTGCTAAAGAAACCGACATTCCCAAGGTGGGCGAGGTGCTCTATGGCTACCCCGCTCTGGCTAACCAGTTCCTGTCTTCTCTGGTTAACCGTATCGCACTGGTGCGTATCAAGAGCGCGGTGTTCAACAACGCCTATTCTCAGCTGAAGAAGGGTTATCTCGAGTTCGGCGAGACTGTTGAGGAAGTGTTCGTCAACATTTGCAAGGCTCGTGAGTTCTCTGCTGAGAAGGCTGAGAGCCGTGAACTGAAGCGTTCTCTCCCCGATGTCCGCACCGCTTTCCACGCGATGAACTATCGCGTCCAGTATCCCATCACCGTTCAGGACGAAGACCTCCGCATGGCTTTCATGTCTGCCGAGGGCGTGACCGACCTGATTGCCCGCATCGTGGACAGCGTGTTCACCGCCGCCGAGTATGACGAGTATCTGCTGTTCAAGTATCTGCTTATCAAGGCTATCTCTCACGGCAAGATTTATCCCAAGGCGTTTGACGCTGCTGACATGAAGAATGCCGCCAAGGCGTTCCGCGGCATGAGCAACAAGCTGACCTTTATGAGCACTGAGTACAACAACTCCGGTGTTCATACCACCACTCCCCGCGATGACCAGTTCATCTTCATGGACAGCGAGTTCAATGCGGCCTATGACGTGGGCGTTCTGGCTGCTGCGTTCAACATGGACAGAGCGACCTTCACCGGCCACCTCATTCTGGTTGACGATTGGACTACCTTCGACAATGACCGGTTCTCCGTGATTGTCGATGCCAGCGACCAGCTTGAGCCTGTTACCACTGATGAACTGGCCCTGATGGCAAATGTCAAGGCTGTCATCGCTGACCGCGAGTGGTTCCAGGTCTACGACAATCAGGCCAAGATGGCCGAGAAGTACGTCGCGTCCGGCGAGTATTGGAACTACTTTTACAATGTGTGGAAGACCGTTTCCAGTTCTCCCTTCTCCAACGCTATCGTGTTCGTTGATGACGCTGTTGCTATCGCGGCTCCCGCGAGGTTCAACGCTGAAATCCTGAGCATTGACAAGAGCGAGGAAGGCACGGTCATCACCATGACCCCGGCTCTGGATACCGCTGCTATCAACAACTACAACTATAAGTTCATCCAGACGGGTGACATGGTTGCTCAGAAGATTGCCGTTCATCCTTACGGCGCGTTCATCTTCTCTCCCAACGCTGCGAACTGCAAGATTGAGTGCGAGCTGGGCGGCGCGACTTACAGCACCGCTGCCGTGTTCGATTACGCTGCTGCCAGCGTGGGCGACATGGTGGAACTGGTCAAGGGTTAAACCAATAGGGAGAGGGTTCACGCCCTCTCCCTCTCCAAGGAGGAAAAGATATGAAAGTATTTCCTGATGGAAAACTGTATATCATAAGCGGTTGCCCTTGCGACCCGGACTATGAGCACACCCTTTACTGGCCTAATAAGGAAGGGCAGCACGCCTATTTCCTCACAAAGGCTAAGTATCGTGTGGACAACATGAGTTACCAAAGGGCAAAGCGCGGTAGAGTAAGAGTACCGTATAAGGTTGAAGACCTGTACGACTGTAACTATATTGCTTTCCAGAACAGTTCGTTTGGAAACAAATGGTTCTACGCTTTCATTGATGATGTCACCTATGTGAGCAATATCACCAGTGAGATTAGTTATACCATTGACGTTATCCAAACGTGGATTACTGAAATGGATTTGCAACAGTGCTTTGTTGAGAGAGAACATAGCGTAACAGATGGCATTGGTGACAATATCACCGGTGAAAACCTCCCAACCGGCGAGTACATAGGAACTGGACTTGAGCCAATTAAAGGAGGTTTAGACACCTATCCAGCGTTTAGAGATTGGGTTATTGTAGTAGCTACGGCAGTTGACGAAAGCGGTGTAACAAATCCGGGTGGGTTTTATGGCAGACTATATTCACAAGTTGAATATAAAGTTTTCCCCGCAACAGCAGAAGGAATAACTAACTTATCTGCTTACTGGAATACAATTGACCTACTGAATAGAAGTAACATTATTCTAAATTGCTTTATGATGCCCTCTGCTATGATTGCTGCCAAAACATCTTCGCCATCGGACACTTATTACAGCAATAATTTTTGGATACCAAAGGTAACATCCCTAAAGAGAACAAACGGCAACCCGCCTAAAAACAACAAACTTATGACATATCCATACACATATCTTGAAGTAACAAATATGCAAGGCACGGTTAAACAATATGCCTATGAACTGTTCTCAGATGATGCACAAATCCCTAGCCGCATAGTGTTTCATGGCTTTGTGGATACCTCTCCTAATCCTACCTTTGTATTCATGCCAAAGAATTACAAGGGAAATGTAAATCCAAATCCTGATGAACGCATAACTTTAGGGAACTTTCCTATGTGTGCGTGGGCTGTCGGTGACTTTTTGAATAAGTCCGCACAGTTAATATCCAGTATGGCACTGATAGGTCTTACTGCGGGAATAGCTGGTACTCCCGGTACATCTGGTAAAGTAGTTCCAACCACACCGCCTATAAATGTTGGGGCTGGTAACGCGCCGCAGCTGTCAAATACTGCACTTATGGTTAGACCACCCGAATATACACCCCCAATAGCTGGCGTAGAAGGTACACCCGGAACGCCCGGTATACCGCCCGCTCTTACAAATAGCCAAGCTATCATTGCACAAATGATGATGAACAATTTTATGAGCATGGGTGCGTCACGTGTTTCAGGAGGTTCTGACTCTATGTTCAATGCTGGTTGGTTTACTATTTGCCACCAGCAAAAAATGATACGTCCTGAATATGTTGACATGATTGACGATTATTTTAGTCGTTATGGTTATGCAACAAGGCTTATCAAAACTCCCAACATTTCCTCCCGCCCTCAATGGAATTACGTTCAGACAGTTGGATGCAAAATTGGCGGCTCTATCCCCTGTCAGGATGAAAAGCTGATTTGTTCCATCTTCGACCACGGCGTAACCTTCTGGAAACACCCCGAAAATGTTTGCAACTATTCCCTCGACAATAGTCCGACATAAGGAGGACAACATGGCAAGACGTAAAACAAATTTCTGGGAAAGCGCTGTCATGAACAACGCTACCTATATCCAATATTACAACCGTCTCATTGAACTCTCCATTGCTATGTTCGAATGGACAGGTCTTCCCGACACTATTGACCCTCGCTTCCTTGAACTCACCTTGTTCAAGTACGGTCAAGCCGTGTTCTTTGAAGACGAGGTGATGGGCTATCTCACCCTAACCAACGCTGTTCAGGGCGGCTTCGATGTATACGGATACCCGGTAGCGTCCCGCGCTTATTCCCCATACAACAACTATCAGAAAAACCTCACC